CCTCGCCTGATGAGTTAATAGTAGCAACTCTTGTTCCGCTACCATTCACAAAAAATCCAATTCCTGCACCCGATTCAGCGAATAAGCCTACATCAGTAGAACTATCGCCTGTGATAACCCCTGTTAATCCAACCATCCCCTTACTTGCACCATCATCCTTAAAATGGATACCTGCTTTTCCTGCTGTATTATTATCAATAATAAGACCAGCAGTAGCTTGATTAATATCAATAGTAGTTGTCCCACTATTATCAATAAAAAATCTTTTAACATAAGCGGATAAAGAACCATCAAAAGGCTCTATAAAAAAATCTCCATTATTTGACATTCCCAAACGACAATATTTACTATTAGCATTTTTAAATCTCATTCTCACATCATTATTTGATGTATGCTGGCGAAGTTCTAAGCCAACCTGTTGTTCAGTAGATGAGTTAATATCTATATTTACTGGAAATTCAAAGGAAGATGTAATACCTGCGTTACCCATTCCGACTTTACCAGCAAAAGCATTTTCTCCAAAATCTGAACCCCAATGAACAACGCTTCCATCGTGATAAGCACTTATAAGTCCTTTTGGAGTATTACCAGTAGATATTCCAAATGCCACACTTCCACTTGTAAAGCTCACGGTTTGTTTTGAACTTGTACCATCTCCAAGATAAAACATATCATTCCAAGCAGTACCTTTTACTGTCATATCTTTTGCTACTGACACTTCACCAGCAAATGTGGCAACTGAAGTTGTTATATTTAAAACTTCACTATCATCTACAGTAAATCTTACTTTACTACTACCAACTTCGTTGTTATTATCAGCATCTATGTAAAGACTACCTGCTGAATGGTAAATCCTTGAATCTGAATTATCATCCGTATCTGTAAAATTAATTTCAGGGTGAGCATCATTAATTTGCATATCCCCAGTAATAGTGACATTCCCACCAAATCCAGCCTCGCCATTTCCCTTCACATAAAACAAATCATTAGAACTATTGTAATCCCTAACATTAAATGCTCTATTCGTTCCACTTCCACCTACTACATACAAACCTAAACCGTCAGCGTGAGTATTTGATATTGTCCCAGCATAACCACCTGAACTTGAATGAGAAACAGCCAATCCAGTAAGAGTACCTACTGAGGTGATTTGAGTTTGACTTGCATCTACATTAAGCGTATTAGATGAAAGCGTTAATCCTGTTCCACCAGCTAACTGAGTTTTGGATACGGAAATTGAGGCACTTGCATTGATGTCTGCATCTACAATTACCCCATCGTCAATCATTGATGACAATATGGTATTATCACCAATCTTTATCGCTTGGTCGGAAGGTCTATTCCCAAAATATGCCATTAGGTTATCTCCATTATCGAGAGTAAGCAATCCACAGCCGAAGCCTCACTTGCCTTCACTCTAAGTTCTTCATCTTGATTTAGAACTAATTTATTTCCTCCCATAATTTCTAAAGAACTTCCTGTAGGAATCGGTGCATCTTTAACTAAATAGTAAGATGTGCTATTATCTGTTTCGTAAACTAAGACATCTACTGTAACTGAATTTGTTAAACGATTAGCAAGACTACATCCAATAACAATCGTTTTATATCCTGATGTATTTCCTACTGCATATACAGAAACCTCATTTGTTCCTATTAGTCTTTCTTTGTCGTTTTTGAATGTATTTGCCATATTATTATCCTAAAGCTATCGCAAGAGCAGTTGCCTCATCACTTACAGCGTTTGCGTCAGGGACTTCACGAATCGTACTCGCAGAGTCTTTAAAATAAAGTTTGCTCACGTCAGCGTGATAGTTTACTGCCAATTCTCCACTTGTAAGATCTCCTGTACTTGGTTTAGGACTGCTTGTGTTACTGCGATTTTTTATAATTATAGTGTTCGCCATTAGAACGTTCCGCCATCCAATGTGGCTCCATCTACACTTGCACACTTAATACCTGCTAAAGCGTATCCACTTGCAGAGGTGTCCACAGTATTCGCAGGTTCTGTGCCTGTACCTTTAAAGAATGTCCATACGTCAGAATTGTCTTGGTCGGAAAACATACCTTTGTATTTAGTACCGCTTGATACATACTTACCGAATAATCCAATATCAACTGAGTTTGCGGAGTTGTCTTTAGCCATCATTATATTCACATCCCCCAACTCAACTTGCTGTGCATTTGCAGTAGTCATTGTTCCATTTACTGTTAAATCACCTGCGATTGTAACATCATCAGGCAGTCCAACTGTAAACGTTCCTGCATCTTCTGCCACAGTAACCTCATTTGACGTTCCCTGAATCGTAAGCGTTCCACCTAAAGAAACTGGAGAAGTATTTGAATTGTCCGATACAGTTATTGAACTGTTATCAATCTGAGAATTACTAATACTTGCGATTGATACTGCACCACTTGAAACCGTAAAGTCAGCACTTGCAAAACTCGCCACACCTTTATTCGTTGTCGTTGCATCTTCACTTGCAATCGTTACTGCCTGCCCTGAATGTGTTATATCAATTCCTTCTCCACTTGTTAAAGCGAGTGTTTGGGAATCGAGATCCACTGCACCTGATCCTGAGTCTGTTGAAAAATCTAAATCTTGTGCTGTTACTTGAGCATCAACATAATCCTTAATAGCACTACTTGATGCTAATTTTTTGTCTGTCGCCTCAGTAAATGAGTTGTCGAGATCAGCTTGGGCTTGAATAGGTGCTCCTACCCATTCCCAATTACCTGAACTTGTCCCACTTGCGACATAAAGTTTATTGTCAGAAGTACCCCAAGCAGGTTCACCTACACTATTTGGCGTAAGAGAACTAACATTGGCATCAGCACCTCTTTTTAATATGATTTTATTTGCCATTAGAACGTACCTCCGTCAATGGTTTTATTTGTTAATTCTTGAACCGTACCAACATCAACAATGTCGTCAGAGTTTGTACCCCCAACTGTTTTGTCATCTAATTGGTTAAGCTCGTTTGCTGTTGCCGTAATTCCACTCCCTGATATTTTCAGTTGCGTTTTGACATTGACAGAATTACCTGATAGTTCTAAATCAGTGGCAGTTCCGTCCCCATCATAGATCCCTCGTACTGTAGACGAATGAATGCCGTCAGAATCTCCAACGTGGATTAATTGCTTATATCCGTTAGCAACTGATAGATTTGATAAGTCTGTCCTACTTGCCATAAAGTCTCCGTATTCGGACTCTTAGGGGGCTTAAAACGTATTCTGAGCCCCCATAGTGTCCTGTGATCATAAAAGCGTGTTAAAGCCTATTAAGATGCGTTAGTGAACTTATATCCACGTGTTGGGTGGATTATTTTCCGTCCATAAACGGCATCGAAAACTACCTTAGTCGCTAAGTAATCTATATCGTACTGTGCCTGTGATCGTACGCCTTGTTGAAAAGCGACTGCACCTGCAGACTTGTGAAAGATTACTCCACTAACTGATGTACCGCCCGTGCCCAAAGCATTTGTCATCTCTACAGGGATTCCATAGAGTTCACCCAGACGCCCTGAAGGAATTTTTGAGGTTCCTAAAGCGTCATATCTAACGAACTTTGAGTTACTTAATAGATCAGCGTACAAAGTCGGATTAACCATAAAAGTTAAATTGCCATCTCTGTAATCAAGATCTGCTTCACCTAAAGTTGCTAAAGCTGTTTCCATTTCAGCATCTGTTAATGTGTCATCAGTTCCTAAGGTTGCACCACTTGAGATACCTGCATCAATCATACCTGCAATAGAGGCATCGATTTGTTTAGCCATCGCATAACCAAGAGCCTGAGCATACTGAGCCATTAAGGCACCATTACTCTGAACCATAGCTATATCTTCAAACATTTTACTTGCGTATTTGTGTTGATCAATGTCCATAGTTACTTTTGTCTCGGTAGTTGCATCATACTCAACTGCTGTGTTTTGAGTTTTGTCTTGAACTGTTACTTCAGAAATACTTGGAACGTGAATCTTGTCCCCTGCAGACGATACTAAAGATGAATAATCATCAACCTTATCTCTCCAACGGAGTGCTCTTTCCAAATAACCGAAGACAGCATCAGACCAGATTTCAGGTATAAAGACATCAACTTCTGTTAATCCTGTGATACCTGCACCTGTTCCTGCACCATAAGCCATTTATTATTTTCTCCTGAATTTATTTAAGTAGGCTGACCATACGGCAGGATCATTCTTCTCCTCAGGAGTCATCTCGTGAAAATCCTTAGGAGGATTCATTGAAGTCCCACCACGTGAGTTATCAACACCTACTTTTTTGTTTAATAATTCCTGTCTCTCCTGTACTATGTCTCGCAAAGCTACAAGATCGACATTCTCGTATACTTCCCTTTTCTCCTCAGGAATATTTGAAAGGAGCCTATCACGTTCATCCACAACATAGTTGCTAAGAACATCATTGTCCTTCTTGATATTTGCTAACTCTGATTTGAGATTAGCTATCACATCATCCTTCTTGCCTTCTTCGATAAGTTTTGCTTCCTTCATCGAATTGACTTCGGTTGCTAACTTGTCTTTCTCAGCCTGAAAAGATTTCAGCTTATCATTTACTTCCTTGAATCGAGCATAAGGGACATCACTCGTTTTAACGTCCTGTCCGACTATCTGATTATCTACACCCTCAGTAGGGTTTGCTTCCGTTTTTACGTCTGTTTGACTTTCTGACATTTTTACCTCTTGTTTGAGTTATTATTCCGTTTCAATGGGAACTCTCATTGGGTTTTTAATCCATTGATCTGTAGGAACTAAGTCGCAATTACAATGCAACCCACAAACAGAAAAACCTGACTGTGGTAGTCCTGCGAACTCCCATTCTTCCCAACTTGCTAATTGCCCGTGCCGTTCAAGACAATCGGGACAAATATTTTTACCAACTGCTTGCCACATAACCTGCTGTACCCCTTTTCGGTCATATTCATATTTGGTTCCATAGGTAGACATTCTCCCTATCCCAAACTCTGCAGTCGTTTTAAAATGATTTTTAAAGGCTCCAAATATCCTTCCACCATTATCAAGATCATTCATCAATACTTCTCTAATGGCATCATCTGTTGCTCCACTTGCCCTTAGGGTTGCTATAAGGTTTTCAATGTCCATTACAGTCCTACCAACCCCATTGGAAATTTGCAGAGCAATCACCATCTCTGCTTGAGACAGTTCTCTTTCAAGTGAGTTTAATGCTTCGTTATCACTTGGCAAGGATTCTACTTAACCTTCTTTTCATATTCTTTTTAATTTCTTTTTCTGCCTCTCTTGAGACACCGAACCACTTTCGCTGAGGTAGGCTCCCACCCCCCGACTGATGGTATTGTCCATAAGGAGCCTTCTTATTAGGTGCTGTTATAATAGCCTCTTGATCTCTTGGAGTTGCCCGTTTCTTTATATATGAACCACCAAAACCAAGAGCCCCTGTTAGTGCACCTGTTCTTATCAAAGGATACTCAGCGAATTGTCCAACTGCATCAGGATCTGTTTTCTTTTGCTTAACTGTTGCAGGTAGCAAGGGCTGAAATGGTCTACCATCAATGTCTTTCTTTTGACCTACCCTTTTTGCTATGTCATTTACAATATGACCTGCCGACATATTAATCTCCTTAGAGAGATCCACTGCCAATCCTTTTTTAATTAGATTATTCAGTTTCTTCTGAAGTGCTTTCGCTTTCAGCGACATTCGTACCACTTAACTTATCTCCGTGTTTTCTTCCCATTGAAAATGCAGTTTTAAATTTATCCTCGTGCCTTTCGATAAAAGCAGTGCCTAATAATTCTAAATAAGTTTTTGGATTCTCCATTAACTTGTCAAAATCAATCGTCTTTAAGATCACATCAGCATCCTCACGTATTTCTAACGAAAGTTCGTGTTTAGCGTTGTGATAATCTGCGATGTGTTTAGGTATTGCCATTGGCTCCTAATGCGTTTTTAATATCAAATTTGGTACTTTCCCTGTTACGTTCTTCTTCCGTTGCAGGTGTGCCCTCCTCATCAACCTTTGATTCCATCTCCTCTATGGCATCTTCATCAGCATCGGGATTATGGGTTCTAAACCAATCCTTCTTGCTTGATAATCCATTTGCCCATTCCCAATCCCATTGGGCTCGTTCCTCTTGGGCAGTTAATGGGAATCTTGGTTCTGTAAAGTCAATCGAGTAATCTTCTTTTATACTTGAGCCTGTTTCGTACTCGATTATTGCTTTATCTATTTCAAATCTTGTTTTCTCTACAGGTCGCCAAATCATTTGTGCATCTAATATTGATGCTTCTGTTAATTCTATTTCTGCCATCTTTAATGATTCGCCTGACATCATTCCTTCACGACCTACAGACCATTTGGTTTTCATATTGTGATTGTACGCAACACTATCAACTAAAAATCTAATTGCCTCTACGTACTGTTGCAGTCCACCACTCGGTGCTTTAAAGTCAAACTTTGCCCCCTCAGGCAATACAAGTGGTTTGTCTACACCCATTTTTAATCTACTTGCCTCATCAATACCCTCAAGTACGGGCTGTCCTAACATTTGAAGTCTCATACTAAGGCTCATTTCAGTAAGCATAATGTTTACTGTCTTATTCATACTTACAATATCTGAGCATCCCTCTCTAAACCAATCAGTCGTTAGCACTTGTCTATGTGCATAAGTGATCGGCTTGACCCCATAAGGATTAACTAAGTCTGGATTGTCTTCATTCTCTACCACTTGCCCCTTACCATCTACTAAGAAATGAGATTCATCTGACCAAAATGCAAATATTTGATCGTACTTATCCGTATTCGTAGAATAATTATAAATCGGATACATACAAGCCACAGGTTCTTCTTCGTGTGGTAAAAATATTGGGTAAAACTCAGTCAATGGTACATAAGTAACCATTTGCTTTTCCTCGTCCCATCTGCTTTTAAGTGCCATAGTTCCAAGCAAGTAAGTCATTCTTTCAAACTGTAGCATAGCAGAGTCAAGGTCATCAACAAGGTCTAAATACTTTTCATCTACTTGTCTTTGTGGGGTTTGTTTATATACAATAGCCCTACCATTAACTAATTTAGTTGTAACTGACTGTGTTACAGGTGGAGCCTGTCTAAGTGAATCTGAGTCAAAATACTGTGCGATGTCATCTTCCATAACATCAGTCATCCCCTCATAGTAACTAAGCATATTATATCTTGCCTTAGTCCTTTGGTCTTCTACTTTATTTAGTTCACTTCTTATACTGCCAAGTATTGTACTGACTGACAAATCTTTAATTATCATATTTTTACCATTGTGTGCTGAATGCCCTGCTGACAGTTACAGGATATTTATATTCTATATAATAACTACAAGCATCGAGGAAATGAGTTCTTTCTAAGTCTTTCTTATCAATGCCCCCCTTTTCGTCCCTGATACACTGTTCTAAGTCTCTTACAAGTTCTACGCATTTAGGATCCACTGTCATACTTATCTCTCCCGTTGCGTCCTTTAACTTCCTGTTCATTGAGGCTAATCTATCCCTATGGCTTGGGTGGCTTTTTCTCGCCTTAACTACGAAACCATTCTCCCTTAATATTGCGTGGTCAGATCTGCTTGACGTTGTGGATCGGGCTTTACCCGCAGGATCGGGATATACATATTTACACGTAGGGTACTTTCTTCGCATTAGCTTTACCATCTCCTCAGTGTTGGAGTTTCTAAGACAGATCTCATCAAAATAATGTATACTTCCATCAGTATACTCATAAGCAAATACACAAGCCATTTTCCCAACATTGAAATCCATACCTGCTATGATATGAGGGGACTCCTCTTTGGCTTTCATACAGTGGGTTCTTCTATCAAAGTTGTAAGCACATCTGTTCTGTAGAGATTCGAAACTTGCCTCAAACTCCTGCTTAAAGAGTGGCTCATCCATTGTCTTTCTTGCCTTTTCGATCTCATCAGGATCTACCCAACCCCCGTCTATAGTCGTAAACTGCCAAGATTTCCAATCGGGATCACTTTCATCTTGACCACGCATAAACATATCATAAAACCCATTTCCAAATCCGTCAGGAGTACCTATAAACAATGCTCTCGCTTTAGTAGAAGTAAGCATTGGA